TCACGCCGCCTTCCGGCGCCCTTTCGGAGCCCGGAGACCGTGGCGGGACGCCGCCGGAGGCAAGCCGGTCGGTAGGGCCCATGCCTCGACGGTCGGGGACTCGGAGCGGGCGACCGTGAAGCGCGTGAGCGAGAAGTCGGCTCGCTGCTCCTCGAGGTAGCGGTCGTTGAAGTCCTCCACGCGCACCAGCTCCAGGTCGCTCGCGGAGCAGTGATCACGTACCCACTTCACCGCTCCGTTGGCGGCGTCGTCCTGACCCCGGCCGGTCAGGGTGATCATGCCGAGGAGGTCGGAGTCCGGTTGGGTCTGCGCTCCGACGGCCCAGGTGTCGCCTGACTGCCTGGCGCCGTGCGCGAAGAAGACGGCGATGTCGTTCTGCCAAGCTGCCTCGGGGATCGTCAGCGGGGTGCGCACCTGGAAGGGGACGTCGCGGGGGACGACGGCCATGACCGACTCTGCCTCGGCCCGCAGCATCTCGGGCAGCACGCTGGTGTACGTGTCGGAGGTGATCTGGCGCGAGGAGTGTCCCAGCTTCTCTTGGACGACCTTGATGTCGTGCCCGGCGAGCAGGGACAGGGTGGCGGCGAGGTGGCGCAGGTCGTGGAGGCGGACCGGCGGCAGGCCGGACAGCTCGACCAGGCGGGTGAAGCGTCGGGATATCCAGTCGGGGTGCAGCGCCTCGCCGTTCTCGTGCGTCCACACCCGGCCGCTCTCGTTGTAGGCGTCTCCCCACTCCTGGCGCTGCTTCTCCTGCTTCGCGCGAAAGGCGGCGAGGTTGTCCGCAGACTCCAGGCTCAGGGACAGGGTGCGAACGCTGTCGGCCTTTGGCGCTTCTCCGTAGAGCTCGTACGCCACCTCGACGATCTGCTGGGAGATCCGTAGCCACAGGGCATCGAGGCTGACCTCCGTCCAGGGTAGGGCGGCCATCTCGCCGCGGCGGGGGCCGAGGAAGATGAAGCTGTGCCACAGCTCGTAGAGCCAATCGTCCTTGACGAAGTCGAGGAATTGGCCGGTCAGCTCCGGTGTCCAGACCATGACCGGGCCGGGCTTCTCGCCGGTGCGCTTCCAGTGCTCGATGCGCTCGGGAGTCCAGACGAGCGGCTTGGGTCGAGCGACCGGCGGCAGCTCCACGAGCTGAGCCCAGTTCCTCTGGAAGAGCTGTTCGCGCTTGATGCCCCAGGACAGCGCCGAGCTGAGGGTGTCGTTGATGCGGTGCATGGTGGCTGCGGAGGTGACCTTCCGCAGCCCCTTCTTTCCCTCGCGCAGCTCTGCGTTGGCGTCGAGAAAGGCCCGGCGCGCGGCGCGGCGCTCCTCCTTCTTGGCATAGCCCGCCGTCTTCACCCAGGCCCGGTGCGCGGCGTCGCGCTTCTTCTGGAGCTCGTCGACATGCAGCCGGTGGAGGATCCGCTGGGCGTTCTCTTTCTCGATCGCGTCGTACATCTTGTCGAGGTGCCGAACCTTGAGGTCACGACACTTGATGTGCCCGAGGTGCGGGAGGAGGTAGTTGTTGATGTGCTCCTCGTAGCCGTGGCGGGTCGTACGGGCCAGGGACTTCTTCGCCTTGATCCACCGGAGGAAGAAGTCGCCGCACTTCTCATCGGACAGCACGTCGCCGCCGGCCATGGCGGCGTCGTAGATCTCCCTGGCCTTCTTCTTGGCGTCTTCCAACTTGGCGAAGCCGCCGCGGCGTACCCGCTGGCGGGTGCCGCCCTCGGCTGGTTCGAGCTCGAAGTAGAAGTTCCAGGTGCCGTGCCCCTTGCCTAGCTTGGGGCACGTCGTGCCGATGGAGCCGATCTTGGGGTTGCCGTCGGCGTCGAGGACGGGGTTGCCCTTCTTGTCCTTGAGTGGTCCCTTGCACTGGCACCGCCTGTAGTAGCTCGGCTCGAACATCCGACACTGCTCCCTGTTGACTGTCGCTTGGATCACAGCCAGCCGTTCGTGTGCGTACGTGTCCGTACGTGTCTGGCGTGATCTCTCTCGATCTTGCTGGGGCTGTCGGACAGCGTTGTAAAGTTGCTGACAAGTTGGCGCGGGGGAGATTGCGACCAACGAGATGACTGCTCAGGAAGCGGGCGGACAGGCTTCGGCCGGAGCGATGGGTCTGGAGGAGCTGCTGGCTCTTCCGGCCACGGTCAACGTGACAACTGCCGGGCGTGCTCTGGGAATCGGCCGAGACAAGGCGTACGAGCTGATCCGCAATGGGAAGTTCCCTGTTCGGACGCTCCCGCTAGGCGGCACAGTCCGGGTACCAACGGTGGAGCTGTGGAAGGTCCTCGGCATCGAGCAGCGCCGGGACGCGGGGGTGAGTACGTGATCGACGGAGGTGGCGCGTGATCTTGGGGTGTTTGTTGGGTTTCCAACAATGTGACCTATCTTCGGTAAACTAGTTCACTAAAGGGGGTCGGTAGGAGGGGCGAGGAGATGCCGAGGCTGTACGGCTTTGAAGACATGGCGTACCGGCGGGTGCGCGAGAGCGAGGCGGAGGGCATTCGTGCTGCCGCCTCGCGGCGGTTGCTCAAGCAGCCCTATCCCGCCATCACGGAGTGGATGAACGCCGAGGGGTACCGCACGACGCGCGGTGGCCTGTGGAAGCCAGACGTCCTGGCAAACGTGCTCGATCACCCGGCCATTGCCGGCCTGGAGGAAGACGAGAACCGCAACCTCGTCGAAACGGGCGGCCCCGCGATCATCCCTCGGGAGGACTTCGAGGCCATCCGCGCCATGCGCCCCGTCCACGACCCCGACAAGCAGCGGGCGCCACAGCGCGAGTACCTGATTCCGGGTCTGATGGGTACCTGCGGGCTGTGCACGACCTCGCTGGGCTCCTCTCCCTCGAACCGCGGCAGCCGCGGTTACCGGTGTGCGCCCAGCACAGCTCAGCATCCGGGCGGGTGCGGCAAGGTCCGCATCAATGCTGACCTGTTGGAGACGTACGTTGCTGAGCACGTGCTGGCAGAGTTGGCCAAGCCGGACGTCAGCGCGCTGATTGGTCAGGCGCGAGATGAACTGCTGGCCCAGGCTGCCCTCTTGCGTAAGGAGGCGGCAGCCGCGCGCCGTCGGCAGAAGAAGCTGGGCGTGGACTACGGGCGTTCGCCGGACATGTCGCTCAAGGCGTTCAGGGCAGCCGACAAGGAACTCACGCAGCTGATCCGCGAGAGCGAGACGAAGGCTCGTCTCCTGGAGCAGGTCAAGCATGTGCCGGTGGGTGACATCCCTGACCTCGTGCGCTGGTGGAAGCACGCGCCGATGAGGGCGAAGAAGGGTGTCTTGGTTCTCATGCTGGAGAAGGTGGCTGTGTACCCGGCCGCGTCCAGAGGCTCTCGCACGGTGGACGCGGACCGGGTGGCACTGCATTGGCGGCAGTGGGGCGCGGAGGCTGAGGAGTTGTCCGCCTAAACTGCGCTGCCGGCGCCTTTGGGGCTGATGTTGTAGCCGATGGTGGCCAGCGCGAGACCGGTGGCCACACAGATGATGGAGAGCCCCGCCAAGGCGGGGCTGACGGCGTTTTCGACAGACAGCGGCCACGCGTGCCCGGTCCGGTCAGCGATGATGTACGCGCAACGGCTGAGCGCATGGGCTACGCCGAAGATGCCCCCGGCTGCAGCGATGGACAGTCCGGTTGCGGCTGCGCGTCGTTGCTGCCAGGCCGCAATGGCCAGCCCGGTAGAAAAGGCGCCGATTTCCAGCCCGGCCACGGCTGTGAAGCCGAGGTAGGTGAGCAGGTACAGCCAGACGTCGGATCTACGCGCGTAGGTCGCGGACAGCTCAGTGTGCGCGGTGTCGGCCATGTGGAACTCCCAGATCATCGCCGCGACAACACAGCACACGGCGATGATGCGCACCGCGACTCCCGCCTGTACGTGGCTTCTTGAGTGCGTCCAGTCCACGATCATGACTTGGAGGCATGCCCAGAAGATCACTGCGGCGAGGTCCGAGGCGAGGGAGGAGACCTCGTTGAGGTCCATGAGTCGGTCAATGGCTTCGGCGACTGTGGGGATCGCCAGGAGTGAGCCGATGAAGCAGGCTGCGAACGCCGACATTCGGGCCCTATGGGCGATTTGATAGACCGCTTGATTGCGACGCTTACGGGTGTAGTGCAGGCGTATCGCCGCGCTTACGGCTGTGACAAGGGCACAGACGCCGTAGATGAGGCCGTCCAAGAGGTTCAACGTCCTTCCAGATCATCCGCTGCCCTCTCAGCGGCTTCGTGCAGGCTCAGCAGGCGGCGCGGCCGGCCCTCACGGGGCTGGTCGACGCCGGGGGGAGGTGGGGGGATCGTGGGGACCTCTTCGGGTAGTCCCCTGCGACCACGGATCTCCCGGAGCTTCGAACTGATTTCAAGAATGTCCTGCACCTCAAGACCCTGCATTAAACGCAGGACTTCGCGGGCTTCTGGGCGCTCCTGGTACACGGACAGGGCTGCGAGGTCGTCCCACTCAGGTCCTGGGAGCAGGAACGCGGCCGGGGCGTCGAGTGCCTGTGCAAGCGCGATGAGTGTAGACGATCTGGGGTTGCTACTGGTGCCGTTCATCAGGCTGTTGACGGTGCCGTGCGACAGCAGGGGCTTGCGCTGTCCCACGGGGGTCGTTGCATCTGAGACGTCCCTGGCGCTGGGCGTGAACCCGTCCGGATCGCGGCGTAGTCGCAGCAGGGCGAGCAACTTTGAGGCCAGGCTCATGAGTTGACGCCGGTCAGTGGTGTCTGTCATGTCCGCCTTCTCTGGCCGTGCCGTATGCTGCCGCAGGTGACTGGCCGGTAACAATCGTCCCTGCCTCTACGATACCTCGCAGCTCGGAGGGGTTATAGGGTTTGTTGGACAGTTTCCCCGGGGGTGCCGGCGGGCGAACTGCGGGCGTCACGCGCTCCGTTGCCTGCCTCTTGGTGGGCTGTCGAGGAAGTCGCATCTGGGCGGGCGAAGGCGGCGCGCTTGCCGTTCACGGGAGGAATCGCATGTCCGAAATCGACGAGCGGCGGATCGCTGAACTGGCCAAGCAGCCCCCGTGTTTGCTTCGAGGTGGGACGGGCGTCTCGACCCGCCAGGAGGCCCGAAAGCTGCTGGAGTGGCAGGCTGGCATGCGCGGCCGGGAGCCAGACGACGGCCTGCAAGAGGATGGGTGCTGTTGAGTCACAGGGTGACCAGCGCCCAGGCAGGGGCCAGATAGGTGACATTTTTGAGATGCTGCTGTACGTTTTGACGTGCCGGGCGGGTACAGCAGCCGCAGGAGCCCGTACGGCAGCGTCGCGCGAGCGGCGTCCTTCCCTACTCCTCGCCGGGCGGCCGACCCCCCCCGCGCCCCGCCCGGCGAGGAGTCGGCCGTCCGGTGCGGCCGTCGGGGTGCGTGACGGGAGTCAGCCCGCCGTGACCGCTTGGTCGTGGCGGGCTCTCTCATGTCCGCAGCCAGAAAAGGGAATTCAGAAATGCAGTGAATTCCCTTTTCGAATTCCTCTGAAATAAAAGAGTTCTGAACTTGCTTTGGCGGTATTCGCCATTAAGATATAAGTGTAAGAACAAAGGGGAAAACCCAAACGGAATTCACGAAAGGCGCGGGGAAATGGCTGACAACAAGGTCGAGTTCATCAACATCAAGGTCAGCGAGATTGCTCCCAACCCGGAGCAGCCGAGGAAGTTCTTCTCGGAGGAGGCGCAGGATGAGCTGACCAACAGCATCAGGGAGAACGGCCTCCTCCAGCCGGTCGTCGTCCGGCCGGTCGAGGGCGCCAAGGTCCCTTACATGCTGATCGCGGGCGAGCGGCGCTGGCGGTCCTGCCAGGCGGCCGGCCTGGAGGTCATCCCGGCGAAGGTCGTCGAGGGTGCCACCGAGGAGGAGGCGTACGTCCTCAGCATCGCTGAGAACGTCAACCGGGCGGACATGACCATCATGGAGGAGGCTGGTGCGTACGCCGACCTCAAGGCTGCCGGATGGACCCCGGCGAAGATCGCCAAGCAGTTCGGCAAGACGGAGACGCACATCACTTGGCGGCTGGGCCTGCTCACCCTGCGCCCCGAGGTGGCCGAGATGGTCGACCAGGGGCAGATAAAGAACAACCTCGCCTGGCACATCGCCCAGCTCAACCCGGCGAACCAGATGGTGGCCGCCATGCGGTACGTGCGCGGCGACTTCGACAGCGAGGCCGAGGCGCAGCACTTCGCCAACGGCCTCAAGATGATGGAGCAGCAGACCTCCCTCACCAACGAGAAGGCGCCGACGGCCGAGGAGCAGGAGAAGCAGAAGAAGGCCAAGGCCAAGGCGAAGGACGGACTCGGCAAGGCGGAGGAGGTCCTGATCCCGCTGCTGGAAGAGTTGGCGGAGAAGAAGCCGGAGGACCTGGCCGTCATCCTCGGTGACGACCTCGCCCGCCACCTGCGGGTCGTCGGCCGCCTGTACGCCAAGGTGCAGATGGTGCGGAACCTGCTGAGCAAGGCGCAGGGCATCCAGCGGGCCATGGCCGAGGAGTTCAACAAGGCGGCCGTTGAGGTCCAGCAGGAGGCCACGGCTGCGAAGAAGGCCGAGGTGGCGGCCAAGCCCGAGGCGAAGGCCGAGAAGCCGGAGGCGAAGGCGGCGGACGAGCCGCAGTCCACAGCGAAGAAGGCGGCGGCCAAGCCCGGCCCGAAGCCCGCGGCGCGCACGGCCGCGGGCGCGAAGGCCCCGGCGCGCCGGACGCCCACCAAGAAGGCGGAAGCGGCAGGAAAGTAGACCGGAGGGGCGCGGCGGCGGCCGCGCCCCTGTTCTCCTGTGGGTTTGGGTGAGTGGGCGCGGCCGGAATTCCGGCCGCGCCTCTTTCCACTTGAGTCCCTGTCCAAATTGCAACCCGTTTCTGCCCGAGCCGGGCGCGCGGGGGGACTCTCCCTACGCGCCCGGTGCCGCTCAGACCCCCAAGATCCGAGCGGGCGGCATCATCGGTCACCGGGGCCGCCGGCGGCGACGCCGACGCACCCCGGCATCTGAGCACCATGAAAGGAATGGCTACGTGCTCACTCTGTTCACCAACCGGTTCCAGGCGTTTCAACGCCCGCAAGGGGTGCCGGTACGCATCACCCTGGGCGCTCCCCGCTTCAAACTCCCCTACTCCCTCACCCACTCGGTGCGGGAGCTTGCGCCGCGTCGGGACTACCTCTCCCAGCCTGAGCCCGAGTTCACGGCGGCCTACCGGGCCGACCTCGACCAGCTCGGGCCCGACCGGATCGCCGCGCGGCTGCGGCAGATCACGCAGGCCGAGGGTGATCACCGACTGGTGCTGCTCTGCTTCGAGGACCTGGCCAAGCCGGGTCTGTGGTGCCACCGCCGCGTGTTCGCCGCCTGGTGGAAGGACGTCACGGGAGACGAGGTGCGGGAGCTGTCCCCGATGGATCAGCAGGGCACCTTGATCTGAGCGTCGGAAGCGCGCCCTAAAGATAGGTGACATGATTCCAAGGAGCTGCCTGCTCCTTGTGTAAGGTTCCAGCGCAGCGCCCGGCCCGGCACCCCGAGGCCGGGCGCTGTCGTTCGTCGGGAGGCGAGAGATGTTCCAGGGCACCATCCCGGGCCCCATGCGCTCCATCGTGCGCGAGACCGCCAGCGGCTGGCCGAGCGGCCCGGTGTACGTCCCGTGCTGCGGCAACTTCACCATCGAGCGCAGCGTGGCCGGCATGGGGTTCGCCCTCCACTCCTCCGACGTGTCCATCTACACCAGCGCGGTCGGCCGGTGGCTCACCTGGCAACCGGTCGGCATCCAACTCCGCGAGGAGAGCCGAGACGAACTCGGCTGGCTCGCGGGCTCCTTGGACGACGGTGTCGGCACCGTCGCCACGCTCATGCTCGGCACGCGGTTCCTCGCCAGCGTCGGCCGCGAGGGGCTGTGGCACGAACGGGTCGTCCGCTCCTACCGGGAGCAGTGGAAGGCCAAGCACGCGGAGACGGTCGAGCGGCTGTCCGGCTCGGACATCGAACTCGCCTCCTACGAGGTGGAAGACGTGCGCTCCTGGCTCCAGAAGGTTCCCCGTGACGCCCCGGTGTGCTCCTTCCCTCCCTTCTACGGCGGCGGCTACGAGAAGCTGTACGAGCCGCTGGAGGCGCACTTCACCTGGGACGCGCCCGAGTACGAGCCGCTGTCCGATGACGACGTGGTCAGCGTGCTCGGCGCGATCACGGACCGGCCGTACTGGCTGACGGCCTCCAACCACAGCGTGCCCGAGCTGCACCCCTACCTGCGCGGCGTGATCAAGGCGACGCCGCGCGCCGCTCCCTTCTACGTGTACGCCAGCGAGGCCCGCACGAGGATCGTCGCCCCACGCCAGCCGATCGAACCGGTGAAGGTCCCCCGCCTGCGGGAGGGTGACGAACTGGTCGGTCCGCTGCGGCTGTCGTTGCTGAAGCCCGGACAGTTCAACGCGCTGCGCTCCCGGTACCTCAACCCGAAGATCGCGCCGGGCGCGGCGAACCTGGCCGTCGCGGTGCAGGACGGCGGCGGACGGCTCCTGGGCGTTTTCGCGATGGCTCCGAGCACGTTCACGCAGGACGAGGCGTACGTGCTCTCGGACTTCGCGGTCGCGCCGACCGACTACCTGCGGCTGTCGAAGCTGATCGTGCTCGCGGCCACCAGTGCCGAAGCGCAGTTGCTATGCCAGCGGGCGTTTTCGCGGCGGATCCGGCGGGTGGCGACGACAGCGTTCAGCAACAACCCGGTGTCGATGAAGTACCGCGGGCTGCTGCGGCTGCACAAGCGCAGCCCATCGAACGAGGACGGCTGGAAGTTCCAGCTCCAGTACCAGGGGGCTATGGGCCAGCACACGCTGGCCGAGGCCCTTGAGATGTGGGCGAAGCGGTGGGGCGCCCCGACGACGAAGACGGGAGTCTGACCATGGAGGAGACCACGCGCCTCGCCCCGCCGCAGATGGTGCAGGGCGACCCGCGCACGCTGACGCTGCTCGACGTCAACGCGCGGTTCCTGCCGCACGAGCAGTTCCGCCAGCTCGTGGCGAACATCGAACGTGACGGCTGCCTGACCTCGACGCCGCTGGTGTGGAACGACCGCGACACGGGACGACTGGTCGTCCTGTCCGGCAACCACCGCACGCTCGCCGCGATCGAGGCCGGCCTGTCGCAGATCTGGTGGATGCAGATAGACGAGCCGCTGCCCCGCCAGCGGCAGATCGCGCTCCAGCTCTCGCACAACGCCATCGCAGGGCAGGACGATCCGGCGATCCTCAAGGAGCTATACGACGAGCTGGAGTCGGTGGAGTGGCGGCAGTACACGGGCCTGGACGACAAGGCCCTGGACCTGCTGGAGAAGGTGGACGTCGCCTCCCTGGGTGAGGCGAACCTCGACTTCGCCAGCGTGCAGTTCATGTTCCTGCCCGATGAGCTGGAGCAAGCCGAGGCCGCGTTCGACGCCGCCCGGTCCGCGGCGACGGCGGACCAGCGGTGGGTGGCCGGGCTGGAGCAGTACGAGCCTGTGCTCGATGCGCTGGAGACCTCCCGAGCCGCGTACAAGATCGGCAACAGCGCGACGGCGCTCGGCGTGATCCTCGCTGTGTTCGAGCGGCACCTGGGCGAGCTGGCCGAGGGCTGGTTCGACTCCGCTACCGGGGAGGCGACCCGGGCGGGGACGGCGCCGCTGGAGACGGTGTTCGGCGTTCGGGACGTGCCGGTGGAGACGGCTGCCCTGGTGCGGGCGGCCATCGACCGGATGGTGCAGGACGGCACCGTGCCGGCCGAGGAGCCGTGGCGGGCGCTGGAAGTCCTGGCCGCACAGAGCAACTAGACGGCCTCGGCCAGGAGGTGAGCGGTGGCCGAGGACACCGTGGAGTCCTGGGAGCGGCAGAGCGGGGAGTCGGTCCAGGCGTTCGAGGCGTTCGCCGCGTACCGCGATCTCGGCCCGGCGCGGAGTGTCACGAAGGCGGCACGGGAGTTGAATAAGTCTCGCTCCCTGCTGGGACGTTGGTCGCGGCAGTTCGCATGGGTGATGCGGGCGGCGGCCTACGACCGGGAGCAGGACCGGCTGTTCCTCGCGGAGCAGGCGCAGGCGCGGCGGGAGATCGCCCGCAGGCACGCGAAGTTGGCGCAGGCCGTGCAGAGCAAGGCGGTCGCGCGGCTCCAGACGCTCGACCCGCGGGAGCTGTCGCCGTCGGAGCTGCTGCGCTACATCCAGGTCGCGGCGGAGATCGAGCGACGGGCCGTGGGTGAGGCCCCGGCGGCCGGGACGGTCGAGGACCGGGACCAGGGCGTGGACGTGGCGTCCCTGTCGGACGAGGAGCGCCGGGCCCGGATGGATCAGCTCCGCCGTGAGCTGGAGCGCCGGCTGTCGGAGGGCACGCAGTGAGCCGCGGCCGGGCCAAGCGCCGCATGGTTGAGGGGTTCGCAGACCCGTCGGTGATGAGCGACGAGCAGTTGAAGGCCGAAGTCGCGGCACTGGTACGGGCCGATGAGCTGTCGGCGCGCAGGTGGGCGTGCGAGGTCCCGAACTGTGACGGGCTGCCGCATGAGGGGTGGCTTCACCACCATGCCCGTGCGGCGCAGCGTCAGCCGCTGTGGCTGTGGACGGTGTGGATGCTGCTCACCGGCCGTGGCTGGGGCAAGTCGCGGACGGCGGCGGAGACGGTTCGGGAGTGGGCGCAGACGCCAGGTCTTCAGATCGCAGTGGTGGCGAAGAACGCGACGCTCGTGCGGGACATCTGCTTCGAGTCGCCGAAGTCCGGTCTGCTGTCGGTGTTCCCGCCGGAAGAGGTGGCCAAGTACAACTCGTCGCTCGGTGAGACGACACTCCGGCTGACGAATGGCACGCTGATTCGCGGGTTCGGTGCGGAGACGCCGGACAACCTGCGTGGCTGGGCGTTCGACAAGGCGTGGTGCGACGAGTACGCGGCCTGGTCGCGGCACACCGCGCAAGAGGTCTACGACATGCTGTGGTTCTGCCTGCGTGAGGCGGACACCCCGCAGGTCGTCATCTCCACGACGCCCAAGCCGCTCCCACACGTCAAGCGGCTCGTCGAGCGCGGTCGGGAGCAGGAGAAGGCGCATCAGGGGGGTGGGGCGCCGCCGCGGGTGGTGTTGACCCGCGGGCACATGCGGGAGAACGACGCGAACCTGTCGGCGGCGGCCCGTGAGGAGCTGGAGGAGGAGTACGCCGGCACCCGGCTGGGCCGTCAGGAGCTGTCCGGCGAGCTACTCGAGGACGTTGAGGGCGCGCTGTGGAAGGGCTGGATGCTGGAGGTCGAGGGCTTCCGGCCCAGGCCCGAGCATCTGCCGGACCTCCAGCGCGTGGTGGTGTCCGTGGACCCGGCGACCAAGAGCCACGAGAACGCAGACATGACGGCGTTCGTCGTGGCGGGGCGCGGGTTCCCGGTGGAGACGATGTTCGGGGACGACCGGCCCCGCGGGTATCTGCTGCACTGCGAGCAGGACCGGTACACGCCGACGCAGGCGATGAAGCGGGCCGCCACGCTGTACCACGAGCACCGGGCGGACTGCGTGGTCATCGAGGCGAACAACGGCGGCGACTACCTGCCCGCTCTCCTGGAGCAGGTGGATCCGACGGTGAACTGGCGCATCGTTCACGCCACGCGCGGGAAGCGGGCGCGGGCGGCCCCAGCAGCGCAGCTGTACGAGCAGGCTCGGGTGTCGCATGTCGGCCCGGCTCGGCGGTTCGCGGAGCTGGAGGAGCAGATGACCACGTTTGTTGGCCAGGGGGAGACGGAGGACTCACCGGACCTGTTGGACTCGGCCGTGTGGGCGCTATGGGATCTGTTCCTCGATCCCACGATGCCTCCTCCGCGTGGCGGGGAGGACCAGCGGTTGAGCGGTCGGCGGTAACCGACGGTCTCCCCGGGGTGGCATAACGTCATGCTCGGGGGTTTGAGGTCATTAGCCTTGACTAATGGAATTAGGTATGGCTAATATCTTCTCTTGAATCAATCATGCCGGTGTGGGAGGTGGAGACATGGAGCCGGGCGTCCGAGCTCTACCCGAGGACGGCTACGAGGAGCGGCTGACTGCGGAGCTGGCCCGACTGCCTCGCGACGTCACAGTTGAGATCAGCCGACTCCAGCGCGCATCCGGACTGACTCAGTCAGCCCTAGCTGCCCGTATGGGCGTAACGCAGGGTCGCGTCAGTCAGGTCCTCTCCGGTGATGCGAACGCCACACTCCGCACGCTGGCATCAGCAGCGGCGGCGCTCGACGCACACTTTGTTATTCGGCTTGAGCCGAACCCTCCCAAGGCCGACGAATAAGGGCCTCCTGTTGTGGACCATGGGCTCATGCCAATTGAGGTTACAGAGGAGGCCGCGGGTTCTGCACTCTCGGGACTAGTGAATCTCTGCCATTCACATATGCCCGTACGAGCATGATCCGATACTGGTCCCATGCTTCGTCCAGCGACCGCCGATATTCGAACGCCTGGCCGGTGTTTTCCCAATGGCGTGCATCGGCGCAGTGCTGCCGGATGCCCTGCATCCAAACTTGCTCCTCCCTGGTCTTCGCGAGGTCTTGCTCGCGCAACTCTTTCGCAAGGTCACGAGCCTTGGTCTCCACCTCGTCGGGTGTCCAGGTCAGGTCCCAGCGCAGGCGGCACCAGTCGTTCCGATGTTGAAACATTCGGGTGTCCAGACGCTGCAATCCGTAAACGAGTGCCGCCTTTTGTAGCGCGCGGAACCATCCTGGAGTGCTCTTGCTCGTTCCACCCTCACTCTCGTTTCTCCTGCTCTTGACCGCGCCAGTGAGTCGCTCTGCGTCCAGAATGCTGGGACCTACGCCTCCTGCGAGCACGGCTGCGTATGGTGACGCTATGAGGGCGCCCAGCAGCGCAGCCAGCCCAGCTGTCAACAGGATGACCTGAAGAGAAGTGACGATGCTGGCTCGGGTGAAGGGCCGTAGACCCTTCCCTTGGCCGCGAGCCCAGAGCCATGCCCAGCCGCTAGGCAAAGCGACGATGAAGGCGACCAAGGCCCTCGCCCATGTGGACTGCTCGCCGACGACGGGAATCGCCAAGGACTCGTCGAGCATCTGCCATGCCGTAGTTGCCACGACAACCACCTTGATCCGCAGGCGCTACTACCTTTCTACGCGCAAGGGCAGCTTTCTTCCTGTTGTAGGCCCTGTGATCGGCGACGCCGACGCCGATGGGACGGCCCACTAAGCTGGCATGCGGCGCGGGGCCAATCACCGGAGGACTGCCCCCGATGAGCCTGCGCCAATTGGTGATCGACGCCTGGTCGTGGCTGAACTACAAGCCGGTGATGGCCGACGCTGGCCGTCCGGGCAGCCGCGCGTTCCCGGAGCTGGCCAAGACGTGGGTGCCACCACACGAGTTGCGGCGGCTGGCCGCGTACAAGGTGCTGGCGTCATATGACAACAACCAGGCCGGACAGCTTGCGGCGGCCGGTGGCGATGCGAGCGCGTTGGAGCGGCGGGAGCTGGGCGACGCGGCGAACCTCGTGGACACTGCGCTCGGCTACCTCCTCGGTTCAGAACAGAAGGTCGCGGTCGAGGGTGCGGAGCACGCTGATGAGGTGACGCCAAGGCCCGGTGCGGTGGAGGCCGCCGCGGTGCAGGACCGGTTGCGGAAGTGGGCGGACAAGGAGCTGCTGACGTTCCGGGTGCAGCAGGCGGAGCGGGCGGCGGTGCTGCTCGGGGACAGCGTGATGGTGCTTGCGTGGAACCCGGAGAAGCAGCGGCCGACGCTGCGGGTCTACGATCCGGGGTTCTTCTTCCCGCAGTGGGGTGACGAGGACGAGGACTTTCCCAGCCGGGTGCATCTGGCGTGGGAGCTGCCGGCGGACGACGACGCCGGGCTGACGGCCAGGGTGCGTCGGGTGACGTACGAGCTGGGTCCGATCTCTGAGGACGGAGAGTCCGGCGAGGACGGTGCGGCGGCTGCTGGGCGGCGGTACCCGTGGGAGCCGGGCCGGACGTCCAATATGACGTGCTACCTCACCGACGCGGAGTGGCTGCTGGAGGACCTGAAGAACGGCGAGACCCTGGACCGGCTGCCGATGGACAAGGCCGCGTACCGGGTGCGGCCGGACGGCACGGAGCTGAACCGCCTGGATCTGTTGATCGACTTCGTGCCCGTGATCCACATCGCGAACACGATCCCGGACGGCGGGGAGCACTGGGGGCGCTCGATTCTCGCGCGGGTTCTGCAGGCACTCGACGAGCTCGCGGCCACCGACTCGGACAGCTCGGCCGCGTCGGCGACGACGGGCACGCCGATCATCGGGCTCGCGGGTGCGCGGCTGCCGGTGGACCGGGCGACGGGCAAGCCGCAGGAGCTTCAGGTGAAGGCCGGTGCAGTGTGGCAGCTCGGTGAAACGGGGCGGATGGATGCCCTGGACACGTCGCCGCAGTTGGCCGAACTGCGGGCGCGGGTGGATCACCTGCTGGAGCGGATCGCGGCCAACTCGCGGGTGACGGCGGCCGGGCTCGGGACGCTTGAGGCCACGGAGGTGCCGTCGGGGTACGCGCTGAAGCTGGCCCTGGGGCCGCTGGATGCGCTGATCGGGATGATGCGGCTCGCCCGTGAGCACAAGTACCGGCTGCTGTTCAAGATGGTGCAGCGGCTGTACCAGGCCGGGCGGGCGGAGGGCTGGGCGGCCGGGGAGACGCTGCCGGCGAGGTTGGCGTGGGCGCCGCACACGCCGACGGACCGGGGCGCGGTGCTGGAGGAGGTCGTCAAGGCGTACGGGGCGGGGGTGCTGTCGCTGGAGACGGCGGTGGCGATGCTGCTGGAGGCCGGGTACCCGATCAAAGACGCCTCGCAGGAGGTTGAGCGGATCAGGGCGAAGGCAGAGCAGGAGGCAGCGGTACGGATGGCGGAGGCCGCTGCTCGGCGCGGGCGCGAGGAGGGCGAGGACCAGGAGGAGGATGACGGGTCGGCGTCGGCCGGGGTGGGGAAGGTAAGCGAGCGGGAGCCGGTGGAGGCGGGCCGGTGACGCGGCCTCGGGGTGCGTTGAGCGGAGGTCAGCGCCAGATGCCGCGGGCGCGCATCAGGTCGATCTGGGGTTCGGTGACGTGCTCGCGGTATTCGGCGTGGTTGTACGGCGGGCGGTCGGCGTAGAGGTTGGCCGGGTAGATGGGCTGTTCGTAGAGGGTGGCGAACAGCTCGGTGCGCAGGTCCTTGGCCCAGTTGGTCCAGGCGGCGGTGGTGCGCTGGCGGCGGAGGGCGGGCAGGTCGATGGTGGCGGTGACGAAGGTGGCGACGCCGCCGTGGTCGAGGTGGCCGACGGTGCGGCCGGTGTAGTCGGTGATGGTGGAGTGGCCGCCGAAGAAGTCGACGCGCTGCACGTCGGCTCCGGTGTAGGAGGCCGGGTTGGGGGCGAGGACGTACATGGTGTTATCGAGGGCGCGGGCGCGGTTCTGGATATCGAAGGCGCCGGAAGCGACGCCGGGCAGCGGGTAGCTGGTGCGGTAGGCGATCTCGCATCCGCCGAGGGCGAGGCCGCGGGCGTTCTCCGGGTAGGACGCCTCGTTGGCCATCATGACGCCGAGGCGGCCGATGGCGGTGTCGGCAACGGGCCAGTACGCCTCGGGGGTCCGGCCGTAGAGGCGGGTCCACTGGTCGAGGACATCGTGTGGGCTGAGGCTGTGTTCCATGGGTGGCAGCGGGGCGAGCTTGTAGTGCCGCAGGACGATCTCGCCGTCGGGGTCGATGACGAATCCGACGTTGAAGTACCGGTCGGGGAAGGCCGGGTGGAGGGCCTTGGCCTGGGCCATGACGTGGATGTTGAACTCGCGGGCCCAGCGGCCGAGTTCTTGTGTTTCCGCGCCGGGAAGGCTGATGGCGCAGGTGCGGGCGTAGGTGGCGTGGTCGAGGTCGTGGATCTCGTCGGTGAAGCCCTGGAGCGCGCCTTCGGGCAGGGCGACCAGTCGGACGGGGTGGTCGAGGCCGCCGAGGGAGACGGCGGTGCGGGTGAGGGCGTAGAGGTGGTCGAGGTTGGTGGCGATGTCGTCGCGCTGCTGGATCTCGGTGATCTCCGGGATGAGCCCGACAGCGGTGTAGGGGTCGAGTGTCATGGGTGGTGCCTCCTTGTTCGAGGCCATCCTGTGGGGGCGGTCGGACAAGGGTTCGTGGCCGTGTCGGTGCAGGTGGCTACACTGGCCGTCAGCGCGGGGGCGCGCTCTGGAGGAGATGTATGGTCCGGCCCCTGCCGCCTCGCCGTCCTGTCGGCTACCGCCGTGACGGGCGGCCGATCTACCCGATTCTCGGTGCCTCGTCGGAGGACGAGACGAACGACCAGCTCGACGACGCCCCGGACGGCGGCGGCCAGGAGCAGCAGGTCACGGTCACTCAGGATCGGTTGGGCAAGATGCTCACCCGGGAGAAGGCGCAGGGTGAACGGGCTGCGATCAAGCGGCTGTTGGCCACGCTCGGGTTCGACTCCCCGAAGGCGCTCACTGAGTTCGTGACCGCGCAGCGGGAGGCCGAGCAGGCCGCGCTGTCGGAGGTGGAGCGTCGGGAACAGGCGGCTGCTGAGCGGGAGTTGCAGGCCGCGCGTCGGGAGGAGCTGGCCGCCGAGCGGGAGAGGGCGGCGCTTCGCCGGGCCGCGCTGGTGGCGCTCGGCGCGGAGGGTGACGATCTGGTGGACGCGGAGCGTCTGCTGGCCGTGGACGACGAGGACGCGGACGAGGCGCAGATCCAGTCGGCGGCCGAGGCCCTGCGAGCCAGGCGTCCGGAGCTGTTCGGTGAGGTCCGCACTCCGGTGCCGGCCGCCCCCGCGGGAGCGCCGGCAGGGCGAGGCCCGACCCGTACGGCCCCGGTGTCCAAGCCCGGTTCGGCCGGGCTGGAGATGGCCAAGCGCCGTGGCCTGATCCCGGAGTTCAGCGACTCCGCCGCCCGATAGTCCGGGCCTCAGACCTTGGGGGACCACGCCCCCTGAACTTCGTGGACGGCATCGCCTCCGTGGGCGGTGTGCGGAATCTGACCGCAGCGTCCATGGAGACCAAGCACATGACCATCCAGCCCGTATCGACGTCCGAGTACACGACCGCCAACCGCGAGTGGCTGGCGTCCCTGCACGGCACCGACTCCGTCGACACGATCACCCTCGACCTGAACCTGTTCTGCGAGGGCACGCACTACGTGTGCGGCGACGGTTGCGACCCGTATGGCCGGGTGCTGTCCGGTGTGCCGGTTGGCAGGGTCGCTGAGTCCGGCCTGTATGGCCCGTACGATCCGGAGGCGCACTGTGGCCGCCAGATCCTGCGCGGCTTCGTGATCGCCGAGGCCCCGTTCGCGCCGGGGCAGACCCGTGTTCCGGCCGCGCTGCTGTGGCATGGCGCGGTGAAGGCGTCGAAGGTGCCGGGCGGTATCGACGTGTCCCAGCTCGTGTGGCACCCGCGTGCCGCGCAGATCCGCTTCGTGTGAGCGGGGGCTGAGCTATGACGATTCAGGACCTGCTCAAGGACGTCTCGGTCATGGACCTGACGGCGTTCGCCAGGGCGATCCCGTCCCCGAAGGACTTCCTGCTCACCCAGACGATCTTCCCGACCGTGGAGATGCGTGAGGTGAAGTGGCGTACGAAGGACTCCGGCCGGTACGTCAACGTCGCCAAGTACCGGGCGTTCAACGCCTCGGTGCCGTTCGCGACCCGTGAGGCGTGGCAGACGTCCCGAGAGGGTGCGCTGCCCGCGCTGGGCCAGAAGCTCGTCGTCTCCGAGCAGGAACAGATCCTGCTGGAGGCGTCGCACGGCTCGGATCAGGACCGGCTGATCGAGCTGCTGTACGACGACGTGGAACGGCACGTCGAAGCGATCCGGTCCCGGCTGGAGCTGGCCGCCGGCGACGTACTCGCGGACGGCCGGTTCACGCTGGAACAGGAGAACGGCCTAACGCTGGAGGTGGACTGGAACGTCCCCGCCGAGAACATGCCGGTCGCCCGTATCCCGTGGTCGGACCCGGCCTCCGACCCGATCGCGGACGAGCTGCGATGGATCCAGCACCTGGACGACATCGGCGCCCCGGAGCCTGAGCTGGTGATCACCAGCCGGAAGGCGTTCAGCTACCTGGCGGCGAACAACGCCTACCGGGCGGCCTACTACGGCAGCGTGAACCCGTCGACCACGCCGACGGCCACGCTCACGCCGCAGCAGATCAACGTGGTGCGCGGCAACTACAGCCTGCCGCCGATCCAGTTCTACAAGGCCCAGGTGCGGGTGGACGGCAAGCCCCGCAAGGTGCTGCCGGAGGACCTGTGGATTCTGGTGCCGCCGGAGCGGGAGAAGTGGGCGCAGACCATGTACGGGGTGACCGCGGAGGCCCTGGTGCTATCGCGTGGAACAAATCCGGAGATCATCCGGGAGGACGCCCCCGGCCTGATCATCACGCGCGGTGTCCAGGATGACCCCGTGCAGATCTGGACCAAGGGCGCCGCGGTCGGGATGCCCGTCATGCACACCCCGGACGCGCACATCGTGGCGAAGGTCCTGTGATGGCGGGCCGGGGGCGGCTGAAGGCCGCGGTCTACGTACAGGACCCGACCACGCGGGAGGAGTTGATCCTGCTGCCGGGAGACTACCCGGAGCCGGGGGTGGCCGCGCTGATCACCAACCCGGACGCGTGGGAGGAACCGCCGGACGACTGCGACGAGCCGGAAGAGACTGTCGTGGTGGAGAAGTTCGGGCCGTCCGGGAACAAGGACGGCGGCCAGGAGGAGACGGCTGGCACGGGCGGGGCGAGGAAGTCCCCGTCAAGGCGGGGCGCGGGTCGTTCCGCGTCCTCGTCGTCGTGACCATCTGGAGGCGGCCCGCCACCGGGAACAGCCCGGCGGCGGGCCGCACCGCGTGGAGGGAGTAGCGGGTGGACGAGTTCCAGCGGTCATGGCTGCTGGCGCAGATCGGGCCGGACACCGACCCGGCCGACCTGGAGCGCCGGTTCTTCCGACTGCGCTCGGTGCGCGCAGTTGCGCTGGAGGTGCTGGGCGAGCGGCGAGCGAAGCTCCTCGCGGACCCGCTGAAGGTCACCGTGGACGGGGTGGTGACCATGGACCTCCAGGAGAACTTGCGAGGGATCGAGCGGCATATCGAAGTTGTACGGCAGGTGCCTGCGCCAGAGGACGAAGACGAAGCGAGCGAAACTCTGGCAGTGGCTAGGCTCGTGCCGACCCGCTGCTACAGATAGCGCGCGGCTCTGGGGCCACGCCGGCGAGACACTGCAGCACTTCGTCTGTGCCTTGAGACCGCCCGAAGGCCGCGGGGGCAGGTGCCCCCGCGGCGTGTCTCACGGTTCTACGGCCAAGGCCAGTGGCCCCAACTCGCCGCCCCGAGTACCAGGGACGCAACTGCTGCACCCGTCACAATCGCGGGCGAGATGTACACCGCGAAGACGGTGCGGCCGCCGATCAGCAGTTGTACGTTGGCGCGCCGTACATGGGCGGACGTCGACGATGGAGGCTCCGGGCCCCAGGCGTCATCCGCGGGGCCATCCCCGGGTGACTGCTGGCTGGAGCCTGTGCCATGGTGTGTACTCACCAGTTGTCCTTTCGCATGAGCAAGGCCGCCGTCTCCCTGGCCGCCAAACCTGAAGAAGACGGTGGCACGCGACACTCGGTCCCCCCGGGTTCGAGAGGACACAAAAGGGCCCCACCAGACCTAGGCATGGTGGGGCCCTCATTGATGACGCGACCGTATCGGAGGGGCCAGGAGCGAGGCAAGTTGACCCTGCGACTCGTGCCCTGGCGTCAATGGCCAGATGTCCACGGGGGAGTTGTGCTGGTACTGCGCATGCACAGGTCAGTGCCACGCGGTGCCCACACCAGCACCCCCGATAACGTCGCCAACGGTGTTGAGGGTGATCAGGCGCTCGCGCTCGCCTGCTTGCGGCGTCGAAGGAGGGCCAGCACGGCGATTGCAGCGAAGGTCATCCACGCCTTGCCGAGAATCTGGCCGGGCAGGTACTCGAAGGAACCGAAGGCCAACTTGAGGAAGAGGAGGCTGTCCGCGAGCAGGCCGACGGCGTTCGAGGCGAGCATCGCGATCAGCAGGCCGCGCTTCCGGAGGGGCTCGTAGACGACGAAGTCCATTGTCTCGGCCACCGCGAAGGCGGCAGCTGAGGCGCCAGCCAGCGCCGGGTCAGCAAGGAAGTACGACAGGATGGTGCCGACGGCTATGGCCGCGAGAACAGCACCACGGCCAGCGGACTCACGGGCGAGGTCCCGAAGTACCAAGGCGAGACCCACCATGTAGACCCCGGCAGGGGCGACGTAGCCGAAGCCGACGGGGACGGCTCCGAAGTGGGTGACAGCAAGGTTCGCGGCAGGGATGGTGGCGACGTAGGCGACGAGGGTCGCGATACCGGCAGGGGCGGGGACGTTCAC